GTTGGTTCTGGGGTTGGTTCATTGGTCACCTCGGGACTTGGCTCCTCCGTTGGTGATGGGGTTGGTTCGGGTGTTGGTTCTGGCGTTGATTCGGGTGTTGGCTCGGGTGTTGGTTCAGGCGTAGGCTGAGGCGTCGGCGTAGGCTCTACAGAAGGCTCTGGCGTAGGGGTAGGAGCCACGCTAGGGCTGGGTGAAGGTAATTCTGGTGTCTGGGTAGGGGTTGGCTCAGGAGTCGGCTCTGGGGACGGCGTAGGGCTGCCTACGGCGATTGTGAGGAAGCCGATGCCGCAGCACGAGTCGGTAGACAGCACGCGGAAGCCGAACAGATCACCTGCGGCCAGCACCACCTCGATGTAGCCAGTGGCTGATTGCGTGTTGCCCTCTGCCAGCGTGAGCCACTCGCCGCCCACGAGATACTGCGGCTTGTCGTAGAACGCGCCGTCGGTCGTCAGGTATGACCAGAGGTACTGCGCCGTCTCAGCTTCTAGTGCGGTTGTGGTCAGGCTGGTTAGCGCGTTCCAGCGTGGCTGCTCAGGGAGCGGGTCGTTCGCGCCGCCGAGCGTGACGGAGCCATCCTCGTTCGTGACGACCGTGCCGTTGGAGTCGGTGCTGAAGTCCCACTCGTCAAGATCGTCAAGCGCGTAGACAGGCTGAACGAATGGCAAGACGATTACCAGCGCGAGCAGGAGTGCGCGCAACCTCACTTGCCTGATTGAGATTGCAACCACGCCAGAAGCGTGCCGATTCCTCCTACGCCAAGTAGGGCGCCAAGCCCCTTCAGAACGGCGAGGCCGCCCTTCATCTGGTCAATCTCAGCCTTGAGCGCGTCAATCTTTACGGACTGCGCGTCTAGCCGGTCAATGATTGCATCAACTTGCGAGCGGGTCATTTATCTCACCTGTGCTAGCTGTGTGCCTAGCCCATATTGCGGCTTGTGACTGAACGTGATCGTAATGATCTGCGTGAATGAACCTGGCTCAAGCCTCCAGTCCACCTGCTCGATTCTATACAACCCGCTCAGCCCAAGTTCTGCACAAGTGATGTCAACCCACTGTCCTGGCTGCCAACTGTTAACAAGCGCAAACGTGCTTGCTCCAGTTTGCGCGTATCCAGCATTGAAACCGTACTGATTGTGCGTGGCGGTTCCAGCGCCACGCAGCGTGACGAATCCGCTCAGCAGCGTTGGGTGCGCTTGGGCAAAGAATGAGTTGGCAGCACGATATGAGTTTGCCCTGTATGTGTCTACGTTCGTCGGCTCGTCAATGCTTCCGTCAAAGTATGGCGCGCCAGGTCGAACCGGATACTCATAGTCCCGATAGGTTGAAACGATCGGCGAATATCCAGTTCCAGCATTGTTTAGAGAAATTCCAGACTTGGTGGTCAGGTGGTCATAGCCGATCTGAAGGCCGTAAGGGATCAGCGTTGCTGCTGCCGTAGTCGTGTCCGGGTTAGCGGTGCCACTTGAGATCAACTTGTACGGGGCAGTAGCATAGGTAGGCTTTCCCGCCTCGTCAACAATCGCATAGTTCAACTTCCCAGTGGCATCAACAAAGTACCTTCGAGGAATACCGTCAATTCCCTGAAACGTCTCGGCAATAGATTCAAGGACGCTCCGTAGTCCACCCGACGAGACTTCGTATGTTTCTGGATTTGTCAGTTCAGTTGAGCCTGCAATCTTTGCGGTTCCTGTCGTGTCAAGCAAGCGCTGGAAGGCGGGGTCAAACGCCTTGAAGTTATTCACTGCGGTAAGCATCGAGGTAACCAGCGCCTGCTCGGTCTGATCTACGGCAATGCTGATTGAGTAGTCGCCCAGTGTTCCAGCCGGCGTAACCATTGAAAGCCCGCGCACTTCAGCATTAGATACATCGTAGGTTGCGGCGGGAATGGCCCGAGGTGCAAATACATTTATGATGTTGTTAGCGGTGCCGCCGATGGAGCTATCGGTGAAGATTGTGTTGATCAGATTCTCTGAAATTGGGTCAGTTGCTGTCACGCCACGCACAATCGTAGGGCCACTATCAAAGTTGCTATTTGCCGGAACGGTAATTTGGAAGGTCGTTCCTGAGGAAGTAATGGTCTCTGGCTGAATGTAGACATTTCCTGTTCCAGCCGTTGCTGTTCCTGTTGCCGCATAGCTAAATTCGTTTGATGAGACCACACTGATAGCCACATCTTGTGCTTGAAAATTGCCGCCAGCTCCTCCGCCATTGACATATTGAATTGAGGCTGTCCCACCAGTTACTAACCCGTGCGAAACACTGGTGGTGATGTAGTTCGTTTTCGTTGCGCCAACCGTCCTTCTTACAGCGCCACCAACCTCAATGAATCGGCGCTGCTTGCCGAGGGTATAAACAAATATGCGATCAAGAAGGCTGGTGACATCCTGCATTGAAACGTCTGCGATTACGCCTTGCCCAGAGCCGCTCAATCGTGCGGTGATATTGGAAACAACGGTGGTGAACAGGATGTCGCTGCCATCTGCAGCAGGCGTCGTTCCTGTGTCTTTCTTGACAAGTCTGAGCCGCGCCTGATCAGGAATGAGTTGGAACCACGGTCCATCTGCGCCCACGTCATCTTGTGCGACGGTGATGGAGCTGCTTGCTCCAGAGCCGTCTCCGCTGATGGCGAACTGCATTGCGTCTGGACGGATGTAGAGCGCACCCTCTTTGGCTGCGCCTGTGTAGTTGATCAGTGGGTTCAGCAGGTCGTAGCTGATACACGCCGAGCCGGTCACGCCTGTTCCGGCCGTGCCAGACGATGTGTAGGTGAAGGTCGTTCCCGATGTGACGGTTGCCTCGAACACGCCGTTCATTGACGTGCCGGCGACTTCAGTCGCGCCTTCCATTTGAATGTAGGCGCCAGTCGTAATGCCGTGCGGGGTCGCCGTCGTGACGGTGACGGTTCCAGACGACCTGACCGCTGATGAAATTGTGGCGAGGTCAATCCATAGTTGAAATGGTGCCGTCGCCATCGCTAGCCTCGTCCAGGAATAGACTGCCCAGTGTTCGTTCGCGCCTGCAGGCCGTAGTAAAGATCAAGGCTGCTTGTGGCATTAGTGCCGATCACGATATTTGCTCCGATAGGTCCGTTCGGGTATCCAGACGACCCTCCAGTCATTGGCGATCCGCCGTATGTCCCGCCGCCTCCAGTAAAAGTTGGGAAAGCAGCTTGCTCTCTTGATTTGCCGCCAAGCCGATCAAGCAACTTGATTGCCTCGGTCGCCAAGTTGATTAGAAATGTGATCACTTCAATGACGCCGTTGATGATTCCAAGCAGAAGCTCAAACGCCCCACCAATCGCAGAGACTGCAATTGCGAGCGGACCATCTCCGTCATCCCAAAGCGCCACCACAAGGTCGCCCACTTTGCCGAGTAGATTGCCGATGTTGTCTGCAAGTTCCTGAATCTTTGGGCTAAGTTTTTCGCCGATCGGCCCGACAACGGCAAGCACCGAGTCAACAAAACCTCCTTTTTCAGTGAGCTTGGCGCCAGCGTCAAAGATGACATCTCCAAGCGTGGTCATCAACTCCTCGGTGATCGGCAAGACATTAGTTGTCAAAAATCCGAGGGCGTCGGTGACGGCTGGAATAAATCGACCGCCGAGCGCGTCCATTTGCTCCCCGAACTGAATCTGAGCAGTCAGCAACTTGCCGCCCACACTGTCAGCAAGTTCTTCCGCAACAGGAAGGTACTTCTCGTTTGATTGCTTCAAGATGTCGGTGACAGTGGCGCCCTTCTCAATCGGTCCGATCAGGGCGGCAAGTCCGCGTGTTGAGCCGTTTGCAGCCTTGCCGATCAGCGCCATCACGTCTGCCATATCCCTGCCGGTCACGGACGAGATCGCAGCGGCAGCGGCGTTCGCCTTTAGCAAAGTATTCTGGCCCTTGAAGAATCGTGAGCCTACTTCTAGGCCGGCGCGAACATCATCGTCGGTCTTGCCGAATCGCTGGAATGCTTTGATTTGTTCTTCAATCTTTGGTGCGATCCTGTCCAGCTCAAATCCTCGCGCCTTGAGCGCGGCGTTGGTCAGGATGGTTGAACGCTGATCCTCAATCGCGCCCTTTACGCTTGCCACCACAAAACCAGCAAGGGCAGTGGCTGCCACGACTGCACCGGCGGCGATCGCCTTGAATGCAGCGCCAGCCGAACTCTTGAGGCTGCCGAGCGCGCCACCGATTTTGCCGATCGGTCCGGTGGCAGCATCTTTTGCCTTGATAACGAAGTTAGCGGAGCGATCAGCAGCCATCAGCGTTGATTCCCTCTCTTGAACTTCAAGATGGTGGCGCGGAAGGCGCCGTCATTTAGGAACTTCTCCGTGGTTGCAGAGAAAGCTTCCATTGCTCGCTCGATTGTACCCGCCTTTTTGACCGTATCCGAGACGAATGGTCGCGCAGCTACTGGACGCACTGCAACTGATCCTGACTTGGTTCGCCGCACGCCGCTTCTGCCTTCCACAACAAACCAGCCGTAGAACACTCCAGACCGTCCACCTTTGATGCCGACGACCGCGCCTGGCTTATTGAATCTCACGCCGCGTGCTTTGACGTTTTTCTGCAGCCTGCCTGGCTTGGCCGTCGTCTGCCCGCGAGGAGCTGCCTGCCTCATCGGCGTAAGCATCGTGCGCGCTGCGTTCAACGCAGCGATGGATTGCATCCGCTTGAAGCCGCTCGGATTGTTCGCCTGATAAAAACCGATCAGAAGATCATCAAACGCTTTGTCGGTTTGAATTTCTAGGACTAGCGAATCGTTAGCGGCCACGACGCTCCTTTGGCTGTAGGTCGGACATCAGCATCAGTGTACGAAGGAAGTCTCCGCTTTCCCACTGCAACACCTCGTGCGGTGGGATGTGGAACTTCTCGGCAATGAGATGCGCTGCGATCAGCGGGTGCGGCTTGAGCGAACGACCCGCCGCCAGCCGCTGGGCGTCGAGTCTTATCGAGGGGGGAGTGCTGCGACTGCCTCCGACCACTTCTCAATCGTCTGCGTCAGCGCGTCCATTGGGGAGTCAATGATGCTTTTCGCCGGCTCACCGTCGTCGGTCAGGAAGTTATGCTTCGTGATCAGGCGCTCGATCGCCTTCATCGCGCGCTCAGCGTCGCCGCTTTGCAGGTCAATAAGAATCCTAGCTGGAACACCTTCCGCCTTCATCGTGGCTGTCCAGCCGTCAAACGGCGCGGACAGGGTGACCTCAACGGTGCGGAACTGTGGCTTGCTCTGGCTCATCTAGCCTCCTCCTCTTCTACTAGGTTGAACTTACGGCAACGCCGCCAAGTCGCTGTTCACGACGATGCGAAGGCTCTTCGCGCTCACTGTGTCGTAGACCAGCGTACCAGTCACGGCCATCGTGGTCAGACCATCTTCGGCGCCAGCCATCTGCTGAACTTCCGTTGGGACGATCATCGCAAGGATGTGTGCCGAGTAGGTGCCGTTGCTCCAAGTCAGCCGCACGCCCTTCGGCGTAGCTGCCTTGTATGCGTCGTACCACGTAGAGACTGCACTCGCGGTGCTGCTCACTGTCATCGTCAACGTGCCGCTGAATGGGTTGCTCTCGCTGTGCGTGCTGAATACGGTCGTGCCTGCGAGGTACGACTGGCGCGTGATCCCTGCGTTGAACTCCAGTGAGAAATCAAGCAGGTACTCGTATGCCGTGCCGTCTGCCGTGCCTGGGAAGGTTGAGCCGTGCTGGAATGCGTTCCAGAGGCGTCCTGACATAAACGGCGAGGTTGGCGTGCCTTCGGCAAGCGTCGCGCTGTTCTTGGCGATCTGCTGCGCGAAGAGATTTGCGCTCAGGTTCGTCAGTCCGCTGCGGTCAGCGGCGATCGTGATGGACTCCGCAAGGCAGTAGTTCGCCGCGTATGCCTGCGTGCCGTCGGTTGCGATCAAGGTGTATGAGGTCGGCGCATTTGCCGCTGTCATCGAGTAGTCGTAGTCCCACTCGTATGGCGCAGCCGTGCCTGAAGGCGTATCGGTGCGCGTCATTGAGAGCCAGAGTGGAAGTTCGCCGACGCTCACGGCAGGGACGGTTGCGCTGAGTGTTGGCTCAACGGAGACGATCGTGCCGGTGGAGCCGATGAGCGGGTTGCGAAGCGCAACGGATCGCTCGGTTCCAAGTTCAATCGTTGTGCCTTCGGAGATGACGCCAGTTGGCGTCACGAGCAGCTTGCGTCCGCCGCTGGTCAGCGTCGGGATAGTTCCAGGCGTCGCCTCCTTGAAGGCGACCAGTTTGCTGAACAGTACGTTCCCTGCGGATGCGGCTGGCATTAGTCGTTCTCCTTGTCTTCAGCCGCTGGTGCGGCACGCTTGGCGATTCCTGCTGCGATCCAAGCCTCTGCCTGAACCACAGGTGCGCTGATGATACTACCGTCGGCAGGCAGACCAGCCACAAACTCTCCCTGTGGGATTGAGCCTGGCACGAACTGCACGTCAATGTGGCTGATCACTGGATAGGTCAGAGGCTTCTTCAGATCAGGCACTGGTGGCAATCGCCTCCACGCTTGAGACTTCAACCGTTGCCGTGATAGTCAGGAAATCTGCGTCGCCCCACGTATCGGTGCCGATGTTGGTGGAGGTCACGCTTGCCTGCGCCACCCCACTCGCATTGTCCAGCGTCACGCCGTCAATAAAGGCGTCACGCAGCCACGTTCGCCACGTCATCAAGTCCTCATATTTGCGCGCAAGGTCAGCCTGCGGGGTCAGATAAATCACAACATTCAACGTCAGCGTGATTTGGCGATTTGAGGCGCCGTAGGCAATCGTGTCGTCGCCTGGGATGATCACGGCCGCAGGCGCAACGGCGATGTTATCTGGAGGATATGCGTGAACCTTTCGCAACGCATATCCGACTGGTGAGGGCGTGCTTTCAAGATGCTCGCGGACCGCCTCGATAACGGTCTTATCTGCAAAGCTCATCTGATCAGCGCCGCGATCTCTTCTTCAGTCAGGCCGAGCGCCGCAAGTTTGGCAAGCACAGAAGTTCTGCTTTCATCGACTGGCTCTACAGAAGATGGCGTTGGAGCAATCCAATTTCCATCTACGCGAGTCCAGCCAACGCCAATGCCAGGGAGCGCAAGTTCTGCTGTTGTTCCGTCTGGAGGAGTCCAGTCAGAAACCCCATCCCACACAAAAACATTTACAACTGTGTTGTCTTTGATCAAGAAGTATGTATTCATTGCAAAATCCTAAACTGAGATGACAAGCACATAGCCGCCGCCACCTGTTCCGCCAGCTCCCGTTGACCAGGTACCTCCGCCAGACTCTACTGCTGCGCCACCGCCGCCTCCGCCGCCACCGAGGTATCCGTTGCCCCCGGCACCGCCATTTCCAGCTGATCCGCTACCTCCGCCTCCGCCGGCATTTCCAATTCCAACCGTGCCTGCGTTCGATCCGGCGCCGCCAACAGTTCCAGCAGTTCCACCAGCAGCCGCAGTATCTACAAGTCGACCAAATCCTCGGCCACCTGCGCCGCCTGCCATTGAGTTATGCGTTGAGTATTTTCCGCCGCCTCCGCCGCCACCTGCTGCACCAAACTGATTGTCAACGCCAGCAAGTGCGCCAGCAGAACCGTTTGCGCTTCTAGCGCCAGCGCCAGCAGAGTACCAGCGTCCTTGAAACCAGTCTGCCTCTGATGCACTTTGACCTATTCCTGTTGTTTGCGGGGTGCTGTCTGTTCTGCTTTGTCGAGCGTAGCCAACAGAAACAATGTTGCCAGGACCTGGCCTTGTGATGGTGGGCGTTTGATTATTTCCTTCAACTGACTTACCGCCAAAACCACCATAGGCTGTTGCAACTGTGCCAAATGTTGTATCGCCACCATTACCGCCGTCTGATCCAGCAAGGGGTGTTCCAGCCGACACGGATGCACCGGCGGTTCCTCCTGCTGCAATCGTGACAGTTACCGTTCCAGCAAGTTCTGTTGCCTTGAACCATCCATTGACTACGCCGCCTGCCCCTCCGCCGCATCCACCGATGTGATAGTTGCCAGATGCCGTACCCCTCGCCCCCGATGCTCCGCCGCCGCCGCCACCAAGGGCAAGAACGTAAACGGCAACCTTCCCTGCTGGCTTTACCCACGAGCCGCTGCTTGTAAATTCTTGAACGTCTGCACCAGCAGCGGCTGCGGTTGCCCAGACTGGAATTCCAGCCGTTCCAACCGAGAGGATTTGATTGGCTGTTCCAATTCCAAGTCGAGTGATGGTTGCCGACCCGCTTGCGTAAAGTAAGTCGCCAGCAGCCGTCGCGGTGTTCTTTGGAATCGCTGTGCCGGCAAGGTCATAGGCTGACTTGACGCTGTTCGGCGTAGCCGCCGTTGTGGTCGAGGTAGACGAGGTTGAGTCAATCAGCGTCGTGACGCCGTAGACGTCGCTGGTTGCCGCCGTACCAGGAGCAGGCGTTGGCGTGATCCACTGCGTGTTGTAGTCAGAAGAGTCAATCTTGGCGAGAAGCTGCCCTGCGGTTCCCCCTACGACAACGCCGGAACCTGCAGGACCTGTTGCGCCTGTTGCCCCAGTCGCGCCTGTCGCGCCTGTTGAGCCAGCGACGCCTTGCGGGATGGAGAAGTCAAAGATTGCCGCGCCAGAGCTGCCGACGTTCGTGACAGTGGCGTTTGAGCCAGCGGTTCCAGTGATGACCGTGCCGACCGCGATTGTCGCAGCCGCACCAGTTGATCCTGTGGCGCCAGTGTCCCCAGTGTCACCCTTGTCTCCCTTGACCAGCACGAAGTCAAAGACAGCCGCTGATGACGAGCCTGTGTTGGTGACCGAAACTGCGGTGCCTTGCGTGACGCTGCCTACGGCGATGGTTGCCGCTGAGCCTGCCGCGCCAGTGGCTCCAGTTGCTCCAGTTGCTCCAGTGTCGCCAGTGTCACCCTTGACGAGTACGAAGTCAAAGACCGCAGCGGAGGAGGAGCCTGTATTGGTCACCGCGACGGCAGTACCCTGCGTGACTGCGCCAACGGCGATGGTGGCGGCAGAACCCGCTGCGCCTGTCGCGCCTGTGTTGCCTGTTGCCCCTGTATTTCCTGTGTCGCCCTTATCGCCCTTATCGCCTTTGACAAGTGTGAAGTCAAAGATTGCAGCGGAACTTGATCCGCTGTTGGTCACCGCAACGGCAGTGCCTTGCGTGACGGTGCCAACTGCAATCGTGGCTGCAGAGCCAGCAGCGCCTGTCGCGCCGGTAGCGCCAGTCGCGCCAGTCGCTCCTGGCACCAACACAAAGTCGAAGACAGCGGCTGAGGAGGAGCCGGAGTTAGTGACAACAGGCGCAGTTCCTGAAGTGGTAGTGCCGACGGTAATCGTGGCGGCTGATCCTGCAGCTCCTGTCGAACCTGTGGCACCAGTGTTGCCAGTGTCACCCTTATCACCTTTGACAAGTACGAAGTTGAATACGGCAGCCGATGAGGAGCCGCTGTTCGTGACGGCAACAGCCGTCCCCTGCGTGACCGAACCGACAGCAATGGTTGCAGCAGAACCAGCAGGACCTGCGGTACCCGCTGGGCCAGTTGCGCCTGCAGGACCTGTCGGACCCTGCGCGCCTGCGGGTCCAGGTGCCTGAACGACAATCTCTGTGCGCGTGTCGTTGATCGAGATGATCTGCTGCGTCAGGTCAACTTCTACGGTCATCGCGTCACCTCAGGTGAAACTGTTGCTGCTCCTTGCAAGAGGCGCGTCACCACGCCGCCTGCGCTCACAAGTTCAAGGTCATAGACGCCGCTGAATGGCGCGGTGAGCGCAGCGGTTGTCGTGGCAGAGATGACGATGGCGATTGTCCCAGCCGCCCCGCCAAGTGTGATCCCAGCGCCGCTCGTCAGGCTGACGATGCTGGTGCTGGATGAGTACGTCTCGCGCACTTGCATCCGCGCGCTGTAGCCAGTCAGGTTGATCGCCGTGCCAGCCGAGTCCTTCCACGTGACGGTCAGCTCAAAGGTTGCGCCCTGGTTGATCGTCAGGTCAAAGGTATTCCCTAGCGCCATTATCGGCTCAGCCCTTCACGCTTGCGGTACGCCTCAAGCAAGACTTGAGATTCAGGATGCAGTGCGCGTGTCTGGCGAAGAATGCCGCCGAGGTCTTGCGAGCCGATCACGCCGAACGGCGAGGTGCGGCTTGACCAGACTGCGCCGGCTTGAATGATTGCTGCCTGCTTGACGGCGCTTGGCACGGACGGCCATCCGAACACGCCGACCACCTTGACGCCGCGATAGACGTCGCGTGGGAAGTTGCGCGGCCAGTTGACCGACACGTCAATCTCATTGTACGGAAACCCATCAAGCGCGGCATTGCCAGGCGCGAGGTTGTAGTCCGTGTCCACCGTCCACGTCGTCTCGTAGGTGCCGTTGCCGTCGTCGTCAGTCGTCAGCGTCGTAATGCTTACAAGGTCATCAACGAGGACGTACTTGTAGTCCTCTGCCGTGTAGTAGCGCGTTTGTGTCGCTGTGCCAAAGCCGTTCTTGCGATCGGTGTAAAGGTCAATGAGTGCGTCGGTCGCATCGAGGACAGACTGCAGCGCCGTATCGTCGGAGCTGTCGCTGATCCCGATTGCAGCCTTGAACTCGGCGAGACTTGCGTATGACATTTAGATGCCTCCGACTGACAGGACGGTAAGGATTTGACCATCGTTCTCGGCGATAGCATAGAGCGTCTGTCGCTCCATTAGCCGGATTGTCACGTGTTCGCCCTTGCGTAGCACAAAGCCATTGTTTAGGGTCACGTCTGAAGCGCCGATCAACACGTCCTTTGAGTTGTTCGCGAGTGCGTGCAAGTGAATCTCCGTTCCAGCGACGCGACCCTCAACAACGCTGGCAGCCGCAGTCCCCACGCTCATCTGCCTAGACGCCAGATACTGACTCACTCGTCTTCTCCCTTTTCCCGCTCTCTAAGCGGCGTTCGCTTCACGGTGGCTGTATTGCCCCACCTGACCACAATGGCGCGCTCTACGTGGCTCGTAGGTGCCTCTGCGTTGATTTTAGCAGCGCCCTTGCGCCCCAGTTTCTTCAGTCTCTTCCAGATGTCCATTTCCCCTCCTGATGCGAACGGGGTGCCGAGCCGAAGCCCAGCACCCCGCCGCTCAACCTAGTCGCCTACTGATTAGGAAACGTTGGCTGACTGATACGACTTGACGGCCGTTGTCTGAGCAAGGCCCGTCGCGCCACGAACTTCCACCTTGTAGGAGATCAGGCCGAGGTTCCACGCGAACTCGCGGGAAACTTCAACTCGAACGCCGCCAACGAGGGCCGTGTAAATCTGTCCGAGGTCACCAAACAGGATTGCGCCTGCGGTGTTGTCCGTCAGGTCGATAAGCGCTGCGCTGTAGACAGGCGCTCCGAGGAGTCGGTCTGCCACATTCGCGTCACCTGCGCGGAAGATCGGCTGGCCCGTTGTATCAACGAGACCAGTGACCACACCGAGCGTGGTGTCATTCATCAACCAGCCAGCCTTAGGAGCGCGTCGGTACGCCTGGTTCACAGACGCCTTGAGCTTCGCAAGGTCGGTATAGGTTGGGTTCACTGAAACGGTGCCTGAGCCAGTTGCGCCAACGGCTGCAGCAGCGGCAACAGCGGTACCAGCGAAGGCACCGTGAGCAACTGCGACTTCCGCGCCGCACTTCTCGGCGATCATCGCGCTCAGGTCAAAGGCTGCGTCTTCGGCAAGCTCTTCGGTGACCTGAATGATGGTCGCGTACTTGACTGGCGTGAGGGACAGCGCGCTGAGCGTTCCGTCCGACTCGCCGATCGTGCCAGCCTCAGCAACTGATCCAGCGGTTCCAAGAGCCGTGACTCGTGGGAACTGAATGTTGTTGCCGGTGGTGGTGCGAACGACCGTGATGATCGCTGGGTCAATGAATGGGTTGAACTGTGCCGCAACAACGTTCACGCGGTCAGCAATGGTGACTGGGTTGCCCAAGCCAGTGCTGCGTGAGACATCGCGGTACTCGAACGTCTGCGACCCGCCCAAGCGAGCAAGTGCGCGGAGTTCGTCGTTTGACCCTTCGGACTTCTCGACCTTAGGAGCGATTGCCGTGGCGTACTCAGCGCGAACTGCATCAGCAGCGCTTCGTGCCTCGCTGGCATCCTTCTCCGAACGGATCGCGGCCGCAACCGTTGCAGCCTCCGAGGTCAACTTCTCAAAGCGAGCCTGTGACTCGCCCTCAAGCGACTCGCCCTTCTCGGCAAGGTCAGTCACGATGGACTGAGCCTCGGTCAAGAGGGAAGCACGCTTCTCGTGTAGCTTCCTAACGTCTGACATTTCTGTCTCCTTTTTTATTGGTTTCCACAATGTTGCGGCTCGCCTAGCGGGATGACCTGATCGCGGGCTTGCGTACTAGCGCAGCGGGGCGGGGTCTCGTGGCTTCTAGAGCGTTTCTGATTCCATCTCGGCGAGCAGCAACTTGGCGCGAGCGATGGATGGGTCCACCCCTGTGCGCTTCGGAGCCAACTTCTCCGTGACGGTTTCAATCACCTCGACATCCTCTTCGGTCAGCGGTTGCGCCGACTTCAAGGACTCGATGGCTGAGATAAGCCGGTCGCCGTCTACGCCCATTCGGGACGCGACTTTGCGAACGGAGGTCAAGCCCAGCGTCGCTGGGTAGGCGGGAGTCTGTCCTGCGGAGAGGACGCTCACCTCAAAGAGATTCACTTCGCGCAGCGTGCGCTCATCCTCGTTCCACTCATCGCCGTTCTTTGGGATGGTGAAGCCGAAGGACATACCCATCGCCAACGCCTCGTGCGTCAGCTTGGAGATGACGCCAGCGGCGTCTGGATCGGCTGGGTCAAGGCGAGCCTCAACCTTCAAGCCGCGCTCGTCTTCGGTCAGCGTGAGGCGGCCGCTCGCGGTCGTGGCGAGTGCTCGCGTCTCGTCGTGTCCGAATAGGAAGGAGACAATCTTCTTGCCGTCAGCAACGCGCGAGAGCGTGCGTCGGAAGGCGCCTGGAGCGATGACCTCGGTGAACGGAAGTCCAGCCGACGGTGCGCCAAAGAGCGCGGCGTAGCCAGTGAAGGTCTTCTGACCGTCTTCGTCTTCTCGAACGGTGAACTCACCCATCGGGAGTGCGCGAGTTTCAAGTTCCTTCACGTCAAACCTCTCTTCAGTCTCTAGCGGCGCGAGAATGCCGTCTGCCCATTCTAGGAC